ACCAACCTTCTTTGAACGTTCCTCACGAAAGTTAAAGCCAAGTTTCACTTGTCTATCCCCCTCATGATTTGCTGCGTTACAAGTAAACATCTTACTATCAGTTACTTGTTCTGTTGTACTACTATCCACTGTATCTGTTACAACTTCAGCAGTCATTACTTCATCTAATTCCATTATATTCTCCTTAATTTATAGATAAACAGAAAAGACGGAATGTCCCTTCCGCAAGGAAAAGGGACATGTAGGATACATGAGGGGGATACAGCTATGGTAGACATACTATACCTTGATATTCATTGGAAAGATTAAATGGTTTCTTTATATATCTATGACATACATACAGTATCAAGGCATAGCATTTAACTACCATACCTGTCTATTTAAATTTATATACTGTCATATGTAGGACATATATGTCTATACAGATACAGCATACTTACCTCTGTACAGATAATCATGTATCTACTATGTATTAATAACTGTATCTGTATAGTCATTGACCTACATATGTCAATCTAGACGTTCATCTATATATACGTATGTCTAGAAAAATATGCTGGTAATATTTACAGTAGAAACCCAGTCAGTAAAAGGCTTTTGGACGCTAGCGGGCATTAGTGTATGTTGAAGCTAATCAAACAGTTTCTAATGTCCTTGGGTACTGCCTTTGTCTTTCTAGTGTACTGTCTCGCCAGTCAGCAGCTTTCCGCATCCCGATTGCACCTTCACCTGTAACAAATTACTTGTGTTTGATGTTTGTAATTAACATGATGATAACATATAATTAGCACTACGCAAACATCTACAGGAAGATAGTTTTTTATGGTCGAATCATCACACAATGTAATCTGTATAGCAGAGGGTTGTAGGAAAAGATTAACAGGTAAAAAGAGAAAATTCTGTTCCCCTAAGTGCCAAAAAAGACAGTTTGCCAGAGATTCTAGACATAACAAGAAAGCTGAACCAAAACCGATTAATATAGAACGTAAGTCTGACGAGGGTGATTACGCTTCCGTTAGACGAGGACAGCATTACCGAGCTTTTGTAAGTGAGGGAATAGCTGACCAGGTTGCAACAGGCGACATGACGGTAGCCAACGCGGCTTCCCTCCTTGGTTGCACTTCAGCTACCGTTAGTCGCATGCTCGCTGCCTACAAGATAGATAGCAGAAACGCTATAGCAGCAGAAGATTGGGAGTTATCCGAAGAAGCAACCCAAGCATTAGAAAATTTTTCAAACTTCCGACAACGATACTTCCGAACCGAACTAGGTAAAAGATACGACACCGCGCCTTTTCATACTAACTGGATAAATAACATTATAGATAGTATAGAAAACGGTAAAGAACTCTTAATATTAAGCCCCCCAAGACATGGAAAGACAGAACTGTTAATACACTTTGCTGTGTATCAGATATGTAAAAACCCTAACACACGTATTATGTGGGTAGGTGGTAACGAAGATATAGCTAAGAACGCATTGTCTGCAGTATTAGACGTACTAGATACTAATGAAGAACTACGCGAGGACTTCTGTCCGCCTGGTGCATCTTTTAAACCAGATAACAGGTCAGGTAAAAACTGGTCACAGAATCAATTTACTGTAGGTACACGTACAGTTGCAGGTATTAAGTCACCGACAATGGTAGCTGTAGGTAAGGGTGGAAAGATTCTATCACGTGACTGTGACATAATTATTGCTGATGACATTGAGGACCACCAGACTACACAACAACCTGGTGCAAGAGAGTCTACTAGACAATGGTGGACTACAACATTATCAAGTCGTAAAGAGGAACATACAGCTGTAGTTGTTATTGGTTCTAGACAGCACCCTGATGATTTATATAACCACTTACTTAGCTCTGATAACTTTACAAGTATTGTAGAAACAGCACACGCTATAGATTGTGCAATACCAGAACATGATGAAGAAAATCACATTGATTGTATGTTGTGGGCAAGTAAACGAACTTACAAATGGTTAATGTCTAGGTTACACTCTGCTGAGTCAACAGGTGGTAGACAGACATTCGAGATGATGTATTACAACCAAGCATACATAGAAGGTACACAGATATTTACTATGAACATTATTGACCAATGTATGCGACCAGATTTAGTTATGGGACAACATTACAGAAACTTACATTTAGTTGCTGGACTTGACCCTGCATCATCTGGATACCAAGCTGCAGTACTTTGGGGTATAGACCAGTACAAAGGTGAATTATTTTTAATTGATTTAGAAAACAAAAAAGGTGGGGGTATTAGAGCTGCACTTGACCAAATGGCACAATGGTTACATGAATACGATTGTAGGCATTGGATAGTAGAAGAAAACGGTTTTCAATCTGCAATACGTCAAGATGCAAGCATAAAAGAATTTACATTACGTACTGGTATACAAGTACAAGGACACCTAACAGGTAAAAACAAACATGACCCACTATATGGTGTTGGTGCTATGGCAGACTTATTTGAAGATAGACGTATACACTTACCTGTCGGTGATGGTATGTCAAATGCAAAAGTACAGCAATATCGACAACAACTGTTATACTTTGATGGAAAACCTGTTTCCAAAAGAAACAAAGAAAAAACTGATATAGTTATGGCTAGTTGGTTTCCTATGAAGGTTTTTAGACGTATGCAGAAAGAACATTCTGCAGACATAGGTTTAGACTATACTCCTAGTTATGGAGATTATAAGATGACGGAGATGAATAACGCACCATGGGAATAGAAAACATAGATGTAAAAAACTACAAAGAAGTTATTGCTAATGCAGCTAATTTAACATCTGGTAAAAACGTACAAGATAGACAAGTTAGTAAATCAAGAATTAAAGCTATTCTTAATGGTGGACCTGATGGTATTAAAGCTTTGCTTGGTGACACAATGGAAACAAGTGATGCTGACTTATTGCCAGCTCCTAACATGTTGCAGTCTGGTATTGACCGACTTGCACAAAAGATATCTGGTTTACCTCAAGTACGAGTAGATATACCTAACGCAGTTGACTCTGGTAGAGCAAAAAATCGTGCAGAGAAATTAGAACGTATTGTTACTAGCTATGATGAGAAACAAAATCTTAATCTACAGTTAGCACAAGCATCTAGGTGGTTACCTGGATATGGTTTCTGTGCATGGGTAATTACAACAAAAAGAGATAGCAATGGTTATTACTATCCCTCTGCAGAACTAAGAGACCCTTACGATACATTTCCAGGAAACTTTGGACCTGACCAAAAACCAAGAGAGTTAGCAGTAGTACGTAGAGTACCTAGATATAAACTAGCTCAAATCTATCCAGAGTTTGCTAAAGAGATTTTAAAACAAGATGATGAGGATGATACAGGTCAAGAGTATCAAGACTATGCAACACCGTTTATGTCATATGACACTAATCGTGAACAACAATGGGAAGATAACACTTCTCAAGGTGTAAGGATTATTGAATATTATGACCAAGGTGGTACATACATTATCTTTCCTGAAAGAAACTTAATATTAGATTTTATACCTAACACACTAAGTACACCTCCTTTTGTATTTATTAAACGAGTTTCTTTTGACCAACTAAAAGGACAGTATGACCACGTTATAGGTTTAATGGCAATGATGGCAAAGATAAACATTATGTCAGCAATCGCTATGGAAGATAGTGTGTTTACAGAAACCAACATATCAGGAGAGATAGAATCTGGACAATACAGAAAAGGTAGATTTGCAGTAAACTATCTAGCTCCAGGTACGCAGGTTTCTAAACCACAAAACAATATGCCGTATCAGTTGTTCCAACAAGTAGATAGATTAGAACGACAGTTACGTATGGTTGGTGGATATCCAGTTACTGATGACTCACAGTCACCTAACTCTTTTGTTACTGGTGCTGGACTATCAGAACTTAACTCAACTATGTCATTAATGATTAATGAGTACAGAGAGTTAATTAAAGTTGGATTAGTAGAGATGGATGCTAAACGATTAGAGATGGATACGTTGCTATCTTACACACAAGGTATTAATAAAAAACCTATAGCAGGTTATTTAAACGGAACAGCATTCTCTGAAAACTATCAACCATTAGTAGATATTGGTGGAGATTATAGAACAAGACGTATCTATGGTGTTATGGCTGGATTTGATGAGCCACAAAAAATAGTTACAGGTTTACAGTTACTACAAGCAGGTGTTATAGATATAGAAACATTACAAGATAACATTGATGGTCTTGAAAACGTAGCAAAAGTACAAGAACGTATTAGAAAAAATAAAGCAGAAACTGTTTTATATGATTCAATACTTGCTAGGTCAGCTCAAGGTGACACACAAGCTACAATGGCCGCAATTGCTTTGTATGAAAATCCTGGAAATGTACTTGATATCTTTAGACAGTTCTATACTCCAGAAGAACCACAAATGACACCAGAGCAAATGGCTTTAATACAACAACAACAGATGGCACAAATGCAAAGTCAACAACCTCCATCATTATCACAAGCATTTGGTATCTAATGGAATTTGTAGAAAATGAATTTTGGGATATGATTTAT